CTTGAAAATAATATTAACCAAAAGGCTGCTCGAATTTCATTAATTATAGGGCGTTGTACCTTTTTCTTACTTACATTCATTTTTGCTGTTGCATTATTTATAAACCTCTTCCCTGACACTTTCAAACTTGGTAAAACTTTGAAAGTAATTATTTGGATTGGAATAGGGATTATTACAGTATTCAATATTGCTACGGGGTTTAATATAAAAGGATTTAGGGATAGTCTTATGTTAAAAGTACAATATAAAATAAACACATAGCGAGAATACAAATTTGAGCGAAGCGTAGCGAATGGCACTGAAACAGTGTTCGTTACGCTTCGTTTTTGTGTGGCAAGGAAGCAACTGAAAGCCACTTTGAAGCCAAAAGCGACAGGAGTTCAGTTACCAGCCCATTACTACCGTAACGGATGAAAGTTTTCGGTTAAAGGCTTCTATTTCTGCGATTTGCGCAGGTTTGCATAGCTGTCGGTAACTCACTGTAACTTAATTTTGTAACCAAAAAAAGTGTGAGTATGCGAAGTACATTCAAAGTATTGTTTTACGTGAAGAAAGGCAGTGCCAAGCCCAACGGCAACCTGCCTTTGATGTGCCGTATCACGGTGGACGGCGAGATTAAACAGTTCAGCTGCAAGCTGGACGTTTCCCCACGCTTATGGGACGTGAAAAACAGCCGGGCTTCGGGCAAGAGCGTCGAGGCGCAGCGAATCAACCATGCCGTCGATAAAATCCGTGTGGACGTGAACCGCCGCTATCAGGAGCTTATGCAGACGGACGGGTATGTAACCGCCGCCAAGCTCAAAGACACTTATCTCGGCATCGGTGTCAAGCAGGAGACCTTGTTGAAGCTGTTCGAGCAGCACAACGCCGAATTCGCCAAGAAAGTGGGGCATAGCAGAGCGCAAGGGACATTTACCCGTTATCAGACCGTCTGCAAGCATATCCGGGAGTTCCTGCCCCATACCTACAAGCGTGAGGATATTCCTCTCAAGGAGTTGAACCTCTCTTTCATCAACGACTTCGAGTATTTCCTGCGCACGGAGAAGAAATGCCGTACCAATACCGTGTGGGGCTACATGATTGTGTTGAAACACATCGTTTCGATTGCGAGGAACGACGGGCGGTTGCCGTTCAACCCCTTTGCCGGGTATATCAACTCTCCCGAAAGCGTGGATAGGGGCTACCTTACCCAAGCGGAGATACAGACACTCATAGATACACCGATGAAGAACGGGCAGCATGAACTCGTAAGGGACTTGTTCGTCTTTTCGGTGTTCACAGGGCTGGCGTATTCCGATGTGAAGAACCTCACCACCGACCGCCTGCAAACCTTTTTCGACGGTAATCTATGGATTATCACCCGACGGAAGAAGACGAACACGGAATCGAACATCCGTCTGTTGGACGTTCCGCAAAGGATAATAGAGAAGTACAAGGGAATGGCACGGGACGGTCATGTTTTCCCCATGCCGAGCAATACCACCTGCAACAAGATACTGAAAGAGATAGGCAGGCAATGCGGTTTCAAGGTGCGCTTGACCTATCATGTCGCAAGACACACGAACGCAACGACCGTGCTTCTGTCCAACGGTGTACCCATTGAAACCGTGAGCCGGCTGTTGGGGCACACGAACATCAAGACCACGCAGATATACGCCAAAATCACCGCCCAAAAGATAAGCCGGGACATGGAAGCCTTGTCGCACAAGCTGGAGGATATGGAGAAAAACATCTGCCGTGCCATTTAGTAACCTTAAAAGCGAATACCGATGAAAGAAGAAAGGAATATTATCACGATGGACGAACACGGCAATATCATCATGCCGACCGATACAGCCAATGTGTGGATGTCCGAACCGGAACTTGTCGGGATGTTCGGGGTAATTGCCCCGACAGTCCGTGCAGGAATCAGAGCCGTTTACAAGGGCGGAGTTCTGAAAGAGTACGCCACGAAGCGTTATCTGCGTTTGGAGAACGGCTACGGGTTAGACGTTTACAGTTTTGAAATGGTTGTCGCACTCGCATTCCGTATCGGCTCATGCGGTGCGGAGAGGCTGCGCAATGCCTTGTTAAAGAGAATGTACCGGCAAAAAGAGAAAATATGTCTGTTCCTGCCATCATCCGGGGGTGTGTATTGCTGTTAGTACGTACCCATACACGAAACATGTGCGACCGTTTTTGTCGGAAGATACACCGTTATTTTGATGAAATGATGAATACATATAGTAAATATATGATTATAAGATATATATGCATTCATCATATTCTCATCAAAGGCTATTTGTCGATGAACGGAAAGTATGCCTTACCGTGTCGTTTCTCTTTTGGCGAGTATTCTGATGAGAAGTTGATGAGCATACATGCCGCTAATATACAGATGTTTATATGCCGTTTCATCAAATCATCGGATTTTCATCCGTCATCAACCCGGCTGGGAAATGGGATAATAGGGAGAGTTCCCATTTACTGTAACCGGAGCAGTCATTTCCGTTTTCAGAGGCAAAGGTAGCATGGAGCTTCGATGGCGGCAGCAAGGTCAAGCGGCAAAGCCGTCATGGGAACAATCTCCACCCTCATGCTTCGGGTAGTATTCTTCCCATGAACCTTGCATCCGACAGCCCCAAGCAAAAGAGCCTCCGCAAACGGAAACGACCGCCCCGGCAACCGATGACGAAAGAAAAAAACAACAAGGGAAGTTTGTGACGGAAGCAATGCTCACGGACTACCGACACTCTGTTCACATTGTCATGTATGCAAAGCTGGTAAACAAGGCGGGCAAAGCAAGCAGGCAGGAACGGACGGCGCACGGGTATTTGCGACAGAAAATACCGTAGCTTATTAGGGAATTTTCCGAGCCGCATTGCAGGCAACGCTGAAAATTCCCCAATAAGGCAAGGGGCAAACCCCTCTGTACACCCCGTCGGAAACGGCTTTTTGCCGTCCCCGAAGATACGAAGAATCATTGTTTCACAAGCTAAAAAAGAAAGGAAATTTATATGGGATTTGTAGTCTTACACATGGAAAAGGCGCACGGTTCCGACAGTGGAACGACCGCCCACATCGAGCGTTCCATCATACCGAAGAACGCCGACCCCACACGCTCGCATCTTAACCGCAGGCTCATCAAGTACCCCGACGGGGTGAAAGACCGTTCGGCGGCTATCCAAAGGAGGCTGGAAGAAGCCGGGCTGACACGCAAAGTCGGCAGCAACCAAGTACGGGCAATCCGCATCAACGTGTCGGCAACGCCCGAGGACATGGAGCGCATCCAACGGGAAGGACGGCTGGACGAGTGGTGTACCGACAACCAGCAATTCTTCGCCGACACGTTCGGCAAGGAGAACATTGTGGCGGCACACCTGCATATGGACGAGAAAACACCGCACATGCACATTACGCTCGTCCCGATAGTCAAGGGGGAGCGCAAGCGCAGGAAACGGGAGGAACAGGCGAAGAAACGCTACCGCAAGAAACCTGCCGACACCGTGAGGCTGTGTGCCGACGACCTCATGACACGCTTGAAACTGAAGTCCTACCAAGACACCTATGCCGCAGCGATGGCGAAGTACGGGTTGCAGCGTGGCATAGACGGTTCAGAGGCAAGGCATGTTTCCACGCAGCAGTACTACCGTGACATAAAGCACCAGACGGAGGAGCTGAAAACGGAGGTGGTGAAATTGCAGGAACAGAAAGATACGGCACGGGAGGAACTTGTACGGGCGAAAAAGGAGATACAGACCGAACGGCTGAAAGGGGCAGCGACGACCGCAGCCGCCAACATCGCCGAGAGTGTCGGTTCTCTTTTCGGGAGCAACAAGGTCAAGACGCTGGAAAGGGAGAACACCGCCCTGCACCGTGAGGTAGCCGACCACGAGGAAACGATAGAGGCTCTGCAAGACAAGATACAGACCATGCAGGCAGACCACAGCCGCCAACTGTTGGATATGCAACAGAAGCATATCAACGAATTGGCACAGACGGAAACAAATCTCAAACGTGAGATTTCACGACTTACGGTGTTGTTAAACAAGACCTTGAAATGGTTTCCACAAATCAAGGATATGATTAACATTGAAAGATTGTGCCTTGCCGTAGGCTTCAATAAAGAGCAGACTGCGACATTGCTGACAGGTAAACCCATTGAGTACAACGGCGAGTTGTACTCGGAAGAACACAAGCGGAAATTCATGGCAAAGGATGTCAAAGCCAAAGTGTTTTCTGACAACGGCAAGTTCATCCTTACGGTTGACTTGCGACCCATCGGCGAATGGTTCAGGGAGCAGTTCGAAAAACTGCGGCAGAGCATACGACAACCCGTTATACCGCAACGGAAAGGTAAGGGAATGAAACTGTAAAAGCCCCCTATTCCATTGAGGCAGGCAAATAAATCCACTACAAGATAAGTGATTATCGCAGCTTTTTTATTACTTTTGCATTTGGATTGGGGCGTCCCTCTCCAAGACATATTAGAAAAGAAAGAAGCGTTATGCTTATCTTGTAGTTGAAAACGTAGGAAATTTTCAAA